GTATGAAGCATTTGACGATGCTGGACAAATGAAAGTAGATTATTTAAGAAAGATGAGAAAGAATGGAGAAAAGTTAAATGAAAAACCACGAATAGAATTATCTACTATACATGGTGCTAAAGGTGGTGAATCACAAAACGTAGTTTTGTTAACTGATCTAACACAAAATACTATGAGAGGTTATGAAAGAGATCCAGACGATGAAAATAGATTGTTCTATGTTGGTGCAACAAGAACAAAAGAAAACTTACATATAATTGAACCCAAAAGATATGAGAAAGGTTATCTACTATGAAACCATACGACAAACAAATTGGAGGATCCCACTATCAAAAATATAAAATTCAACCAAGCAAGTTTGTAATAGAGAACGAATTGCTTTACCCTGAAGGTTGTGCTATAAAATATATAATTAGACATCGCGACAAGGGAAAGAAGCAAGATATATTAAAAGCAATACACTTTTTAGAAATGATTATTGAAAGGGATTACGATGCAGATACCTCTATTTAAACCACAAACAGAGTGGCTACCACCAGAAAATTTTCCAGACTTATCTAAGTATGATGAAATTGCAATTGACTTAGAAACTAAAGACCCAGACCTAATAAAAATGGGGTCAGGATCTGTAGTTGGTAAAGGTGATGTAACTGGCATAGCTGTAGCTGTAATTGGTTGGTCAGGATACTATCCTATTGCTCACGAAGGTGGTGGTAATATGGATCGTAAAAAAGTTTTAACTTGGTTTCAAGGTGTACTAGATACACCAGCAGATAAAATATTTCACAACGCAATGTATGACGTGTGTTGGATACGAGCGCTCGGTTTAAGTGTCAGCGGTAAAATTGTGGACACGATGATTGCATCGGCCCTTGTTGATGAAAATCAAATGCGCTATGACTTAAACAATTGTGCTAAAAGATATACTGGAAAAGGTAAAAATGAAACAGATTTATATGCTGCTGCAAAAGATTGGGGTGTTGACGCCAAGGCAGAAATGTATAAACTACCTGCCATTTATGTCGGTGCCTACGCAGAAAAAGATGCAGAAATAACATTAGATCTTTGGCAAGAACTTAAAAAAGAAATACTTCACCAAGATATACAATCTATTTTTGATCTGGAAACCAGTTTATTTCCTTGTCTGGTAGAGATGAAATTTCGTGGGGTTCGAGTGGACGTTCAAAAAGCTCATACAATGAAGCAAGAGTTAGCGCAACAAGAAGCCAAGTTAATGAACCAAGTAAAAAAAGAAACCAACATAGACACTCAAATATGGGCTGCACGATCGATCGCACAAGTGTTTGATAAACTAAAACTAGATTACGATAGAACTGAAAAATCAAATGCACCTTCCTTTACTAAAAATTTTTTACAGAATCACCCCCACCCACTGGTGAAACTAATTGCCCAGGCCCGTGAAATAAACAAAGCCCATACCACATTTATTGATACCATACTCAAACATTCACACAAGGGTAGAATACATGCAGACATAAACCAATTGCGTTCAGATAATGGCGGAACTGTGACTGGTAGATTCTCATATTCAAATCCTAATTTACAGCAAATTCCTGCTAGAAACAGAGATCTTGGACCACGGATTAGGTCGTTATTTATACCCGAGGAAGGCCATACATGGGGTTGTTTTGACTATTCTCAACAAGAACCTAGGTTGGTAGTGCATTATTCAGCTTTACAAAATTTATACGGTGTTAGCGATGTTTTAGATGCATACAATGAAGGTGATGCAGACTTTCACACAATCGTTGCTGATATGGCAGAAATACCTAGATCACAAGCTAAAACTATAAATCTTGGATTGTTTTATGGTATGGGTAAAAATAAATTACAGGCAGAATTAGGTGTATCTAAAGATAAATCAGATAGTTTATTTAGACAGTATCACAACAAAGTTCCGTTCGTAAAACAATTAATGGATAATGTTATGCAACGTGCACAAAACTCTGGTAAAGTTAGAACTCTACTTGGTCGTTTGTGTAGGTTTCATTTATGGGAACCAAACCAGTTTGGTATACACAAAGCTTTGCCACACGATGCAGCGCTCTTGGAACACGGACCAGGAATTAAACGTGCGTACACTTACAAAGCATTAAACAAACTTATACAAGGTAGTGCTGCGGACATGACAAAGAAAGCTATGTTGGAATTATACAAAGAAGGTATAATACCACATATACAAGTGCACGATGAACTTGATATATCAGTTAAAGATCCTGCGCATGCAGAAAAAATAAAAACCATTATGGAAGAGGCAGTCAACCTTGAAGTTCCAAACAAAGTAGACTATGAATCTGGACCAAATTGGGGTACAATAAAATGAGGTTAATTTATGGCTTACTTAAATGCAAATATTCCTGTACAATACGCACAAATAAGGAGAGAATATTTATATGATCTTAAAAAACATCACGGAGAAGTTGAAGACTGCATTGTCTTTGGTCTTAGCTGTATTACAGGTAGGGCTATCTTATGGCACGCTATTATGGAAAACGGCGCAATCTTTTATCGTCTCCCAATTACGGCTTTTATTCAACGTGATTATGAACCATCAACTGTTCCCAATCAAAGACTTGATGAATTGGAACTTTGGAATAGCTTTAGTTATTACCCTGCTATTACTACTTATGATATCTTAGGTGGCCAACACGGAAAATACATAGGCAAAGATAAAAAATGGCACGCAGGTAAATACTTATTTACCGTTGACTTTGCACATCCAGAGAGTAATATAGTTGACACCGATCACTCGGAAATTCCGCACGAACACAAGTGCGCACACATAATTGCTTTAGATAATGGCAACTATGCGGCTCAGCCAAACAATAGAATAATCTGGGATATACCTTCTTTTACAGTAAAAGATAACATTCCTGATTGGAAAGTACAAACATCAGAGTGGAATGTAGAAGACTCTGGTCAATGGAAAACAGAAGATACAGATAAGTTCTTCTATGAGATTGAGGAAAAAAAACATGATTAAAAAATGGATAGAAAAAATTTTTGGTAAATTTTGTAAGTGTGAAGTAGATGAACATATTACAATGTACACAGAAGTGCTTGAACCAGAAATAAAAGTAGTATGTGAAAAACATCCAGATGGATTTAAAAAAACTTGTCCGGGTTGTAGACAGGTGGCGTAATGATGGAGTGTTGTAGGATGGATTATAGATTCACAGCAATATTAATATTAATGTTAAGTGCGTTAGCATTTTTTGTAGAACCTGCGTATCCGGCAAATTCACAAAGCAACGTTAGCGGATCCAACACAAGTATTGAAGGTGGGTATACTGGGGGTGCAACAACATATCAGTCTGGATCATCATCTAACACAACAACTAATTCAACATCTAATTCTAATATAAGATCAGCACCACCAACATCATCAGCGCCATCATACAATTCTATGACACAAGATGTATGTGCAGTAGGTGGATCACTAGGTGTACAGACATTTGGCCTTGGTATCAGTGGTGGAAAACATTTTATCGATAAAAATTGTGAACGATTAAAGTTAGCAAGAATATTAAATGACTTCGGCATGCGTGTAGCAGCCGTGGCTATTCTCTGCCAGGATGAACGCGTATTTGAAAGCATGATTTCTGCGGGCACTGTCTGTCCAATCGACGGCAAAATTGGAGCTGAAGCTATGGCATTATGGGCTAAGTATGGTCATGAAAGACCAGACTATAATACATACATGAAACGTGTAAAGGATAGAGAAAAAGCTGATAAAAAAGCAGAAAAACTTAGACTTAAAGAAGAAGCTAAGATGACAAAAGAATTTGAAAAAGTAGATAAAGAAATTAAAATACAAATTATACCATTAAAGAAACCAAACGTTAGATGAAAATATCAGAAAATACATCTGTAAGTATGCCAATGAAAAATATGATTGGTATTATCATAGCTGTTGCTATGGGTGTCTTTGCATATACAGAAGTTACTGCTAGACTGACATCGTTAGAGACATCACGTGAGTTGTTCCAGGCAGATTTACTGAAGAAGAGTGAACAAAAGCCCACGGACCAAGAACAGTTTATGTTAATAGAATCTTTGTATGGTGATGTAGAAAAATTAATTACAAATCAAGAACAAAATATGACTAACAAAGTCAATATAGAATTTCTTAAAACACAATTAGAAAAAGCTTTAGCTGACGTAGAACAGTTAAAAGATAAGGTAAGAGCTAATGGAACGAGTCACTAGAAAAATTGTACAATACCTAGAAGACATGGAAAAGAAAGCCAAACAAATGAGCTTTATTAAAAATTTAAAAAAAGAAGTTGAAACTGGAAAGCATGGTACACAAAAATATGTTATCAAGCAAGGCCCTAATAAAGGAAAAGTTTTATGACAGAGATGGTAATAGCTTTGTTGATGATAGTCAATGGTGAAATTAAAGAACATAGAATACAAGATGGTATGTCTCAATGTTTAAAAGGTAAACGTGTGGCAATGCGTGAATCTAAAGACCATATAGAATATCAATGCATCAAGAGTATGGCAGAGACAGAAATATATCTTGGTGAGAAATCAATTGTAAAACTTATATTAAAATGAAATGGTTAATACCATTATTATTTTTAACAACTAGTGTGTTAGCAGAAGATGACACTGCAACATCAGGAAACATATTACCAAACGCAGGCACAACATCATCTAGCATGGATAATTTTAATTTAGATGGCGTCAACTCTGGTACAGGTGCACTAACAAACAACTCTACACACAATGGTTTTACAATTACTTGCCCAACACAAGTTAATAATGCGTGTGGTACAGCGTTTAATGGTGAGCTAGAAGCAAGTTATCAGATGAAAGTAAGTGCAGATGGCACATTAGTTGGCATAGACGGCGTTGAAGCTAGTACAACTTACACTTCAACACAAAAAAAATTAGATGGTGGAATACAATTAAATTCATATTTTTCAATACAAAACTGTGAAGATGGTAATAGTTCTTATAGCTGTGGTCAATCCAATGGTGCTGATGATAGTTATAAACTACATGTAAAAATTAAAGATGCACAAGGTAATACGCTAGCACAGATGACAACGACAAGATTAGAAGATGCAGGGTATAATGCTAACAGCAGACAATTCCAAGACAATCTAGTTTACAATGGTACAGGTGGTGCAAGTTATGAATGGTATTGGGAAGGTTATGATGGATCTTTAAATACAAGTACATCCAATCTTGGACCAAACTTATTAGGTGCAGAACTAAGGTTAGATTTTCCAATTGAAGATCACGAGCCGTTATCAACACAAGAGATAGAAGATATTAACGAAGCACTAAATACAGTTGATCTTACAGAAAATGAAATTTATGATATTATATCTGGACTAGAATCTAAGATAGAAGAAGAGTTTAAATTATCTGGTAACTTAAAAGAAGGTACAAGACTAGAAGTTAATATAGAAAATAAAGAAATAACGTTTGAAGTAGCATCACGTACTACAGGAGCTATTGTAATGGAATCACCGATGACAGCAAAAATTATAGAAGAGATGCCTATTGAAACCTTAAAAGAAGAAATGGTTGCAATGGTACAAGAAGAAATGCCTTTTATGGAGATGATGGAAGAGATGTCAACACCTATGGAAGAACCACCGGAAGAAGAACCTAAAGCCATGTCTGCTGGACCAATGGTTGAAGAAGAACCTAACAAGGAACCAGAACCAGGGCCCACGGAACCCGGACCACGGATGGAAACAGCTGCAGCTCCTAAAGAAGAACCACAGACTAGCAAAGAAAAACCAAGTGTGGTAGAAGAAAAAAATGAAAACAAAGAAAACAAAAAGCCCGAAGAAGAAAAACCTACTAGCAAAACTGCTACAGCATCCGTTGTTTCAAAAGAAACTAATACCAAACAAAAAAAAGTACAATCGAAAGAAACTGTTAAACCTAAATTAAAAGTAATGATGGCTAAAGTAGATGAAAAAATTAAAAACCCATTAAAAAATTTACAACTTAAAAATTTATTAAAAATGGATGCAATGGTAGATAATCAACTATCATTAGACTCATACAATGTAGCGTTTTATGCACCAAAAAACATATATTTAGAGCAATTAAATCTTATAGATAACAGGTTAATTTATGCAGATAAGAGTCTTGCAAGTTATATTCAAAATGATAAGATAGAAATTAAAGCACGTAAGCTAGGAGAAATAAATTCTAGAAAACAACAGCTTTTAATAGAACTAGAGGTATTACAAAATGAAAAATCTTAAAGATCAACTTGCAGGTATAGCCGCATTAGTTGCAGCAGTCGTTGCAATAGGTGGTGGGTTTGCAACTTACGGCAAATTAACAGAAAAAATTAATGTATTAGAAAACAGATCTACAACTGATTATTCTGCACAGATAGCAGTTATGGAAGAAAAAATTATTAAATTAACTGATGAAATAAATGGTGCAACTAATCATGGTCACACTAAAATGTTAATTAATGAAAAACAAATAGAATTATTAAAAGTACAAATAGAAGAAATAAAAGTAAGCACAAGCAATCCACTAGCAAACTAATGGCTATAAAACATAGAATAAAATTTAACACAGAAGTTGTTAATGGTTTATGTCCAGAATGTAATCAAGATACAATTCTAGTGTCAGTTGTACCAGAATTTTATAGATGTTCTTTGTGTGGTGAAGATCTTAAACAACATGTGAATGGCAAAATTAGTTACATACCTGTTATTGCATTATCCGAGAAAGAAAAACACGAATTATTAATAAAAAATGGCCCGACAGAGTTTTAAATATTTTACACCTAGAGATAAACCCAAGAAAAGAGGTGCTAGACAACACAAAAAATCATTAAATAAGTCAGAAAAACGTCAACAAAAACGTACACGTTACAAAGGCCAAGGTTGACAACTATCAAATAATATCCTATATAGAAAGAAAAGAAAGGTATATATGAAAACAGTAACAATAAACGTAGAAGGCGCATCACAAAGTCAATGGTCCACATTTTTATTAGAACTTAATCTAATGAAAAAAGCATGGAAAAGATATGGAGTTGATGCAACATTGAAAGCACCTAGTATTAATAAAATAATAAAATTAGGAACAAGTCATGGTGAAATTAACAAAAGACTTAGACGAGATAGCAAATAAATATAATAAAACTAAAGATCCTAAGTATAAGGATCAATGGTATAAACTTGTAAAGGAGTTTGCAAATGGAGCTGATTATTTTAAACGACGGACTTTATCAATTAATTCCTGTATCAAAAACGATGATGGAACATATACATTTATTGGAACCAGTAAACTGTATGGAACTGTGCGACATACTAAGACTAAAACTTAGTGGTTATGCTGATACTTTAAACCTACACATTATGAATGATGGTAGTGGTAGTTTTGTTGGTTGTATGTGTAGATAGACCTATCCAAAGAGAGAGTGATGGATAGGTTTAATTGTGGTGAGAAGATTGAGCCATAACACAATTTAGACACATTGTCAAATACTCTGGTTTTCTTTACAATCAAAGGCAGTATAAGCTCGATATTGGTCCAAAAAGTCTGGATTAAATTCTTTTAATAATTCAGTAGAAAATTCATAACCGTATATTGCACACTCATGATACGTTTCAAATTCTATAATAGGTGTTGGCATAGTTTTACAATCATTACCTGGAACACCAGAACAAATAAACATTATTAAAATAAACTTTGCCATTGACTTTTAAATTTAATCTCCTATATTATCATCATTAATAAATGAAAGGTAAAAAATGACTGATATAACTAAATACAGAAATGTTTCCTTAACACATGAAACATATAAGAAGTTGATCGCATTGTCTAAGGTATTATTGCCCGATGCCAAGTTATCAATTAGTAAAACCATTGAATCAATCGCAAACGAGAAAGTGAAGAAATTAAATGGCAAAATTAAAAAAAGCTAAAGTTACAATTACAATTTGTCCAACGTGTAAAGGCAATGGACATTTAAAAGTATCGACAGAGTTTGGTGATACAGTGCATCAGTGCTGGGACTGTGACTCGGAAGGGGAATTTTATGAAACGACTGATATGGGTTGGATTGATGATGGTACTTCTGACAGCTTGCACTAGTACAAAGTTTGAGGGATTTGATCCTGCGACATCAACTTTAAAATGGATAATACAAAATGGCTCACAGTAAACACATCAAAGGTGATCGTGCTGAACTGATTGCTGCTGAGTATTTTATTAAGTTAGGATATTCAGTGCATCGTAACATGTCACAACACGGACCCGTTGATCTGGTGTTGATTGATGAAGACGGCACGGGTGACGTTATATTAGTTGATGTAAAAGCCATAAGTTTACGGACAAAGAATGGTTACAAAGTAAATAGAACAACAACTAAAAAACAAAAAGAATTAGATGTGCAATTAATTTTTGTAGATTTAGATACAAGAGAGGTATTAGATATTATGCCTACCAAGAGAGATAAGAAAGTAAAAAAAACAGACATGACTAATGTTGTATTATTTGAAAGGAAAGATAATGTTTGATAAATTAATATACGAAAGTTTACATGTAATAATGAAATACGCAGGTATGCTAAATGCCTGGGCGTGGCGTAAACATGTAAAAATAATTCGAGATAAACAACAAGAAGATAACGAAGAATATTTAAAAGAGTTAAAAAAGAAACTATGAAAAAAAAATTTAAGTATGACGGTAAGTCTAGACCGACTAATGATACTTATACTAAAAGATGGTTTGAGATTTTTGGTAAGAAAGAAGAAGATGAGTTAAAAGAAAGTTACGAGCAGTCAAAGCGTAATAGAGCGGAACGTAAAAATGATGAGTGATAAAGATGCAGCAGAGCATCATAAAATGCTAGAAAAATTAACAAAAAAACAAGAATTATTTAAAACCATACATTTAGGTCAAAAAGTTTTACATTTTACAACACCACAACCAATAGTCGATGAGATTAATAAAATTTACGATAAAAATTTAAAAGATTTAACAAAACATAATAAACATTTAGCAGGGAAAATTGAAGACGAACATAAAGTAGATGAACATTTACCAGAAAATATTAAAATGTATTTTGAACAGTGTTTTAGAATGTACACAGTAGAGTGTAAGGTTACTAAAACTATTAATCTGAGACAAGCATGGATCAATGAAATGAAAGCAAATGAGTATAATCCTTTTCACTATCACATGGGTAAAAAAGGTCATGAGTGTGGTTTGTCATCGGTTATGATGTTAAAAAAACCTAATACTTATGGTAAAGAATATTCTAGAGAACACGTGCCTACCAATGGTACATTAGAATTGATTGCAGGTTCTGGTGTACTCAGTTATAATCAGTTAAGAATTAATATGAATGTTGGAGATTTTTTTGTGTTTCCGTATGACATGATGCATGGTGTGTATCCGTTTAACGGGACTATTGATACGAGAAGAACTTTATCTTACAACTGTGACCTTGGAAATGACTTGGAGAATTTATTTGAAAAAATCTAGTAAATACAACTATATCAGCGGTAAACAGATCACGGATCCTGGAACAGGGACCAGGGTTTATGAAATAAGTAATTATAGACTTCCTAGTGTAACTACGATATTAGGCGCTACAAAAAACCAAGATTTTATAAAAAAGTGGAAGGCCAAAGTAGGTGAACAAGAAGCAGACAGAATTAAAAACCATAGTAG